AAACAACAATCTAAAAAGAACTGCTGACCAAGGCAAAAAGGTAGATAAGCAGTTTAGAGTTATCCGTGGCGGAATGGGGCAAATGGGCCATCAGGTTCAGGATATTGCGGTCATGTTGCAAAGCGGTCAAAACCCGATGATCATATTAGGTCAACAGGGCTCACAGATCGCGTCATTGTTCGGTCCCCAAGGCGCAATAATAGGTGCATTCCTGGCTGTTGGTGCGGCGATTGGAACAAGCTTACTCCCTAGTCTATTTAAAACATCTGAAGCCCTGAAAGAGATAAAAGAAAGAACAGAAGGTCTTGTAGATGAGTTCGATGAATTAAACCCTGTGTTACAAGACATCGCGTTGAGAAATGCGGCTGTTTTGATGGAAGATTACAAGCAGCAAGTTGCAGACGCAAAAGAAGAAATTGCAGAGCATCGAGCAACCTTGGCGATGTTCAACACAACGGCGGAAAAGGCGGCGGCGCGAACTGAAGATGTAAATAGCAAAATACAAGAGCAAGAAGACATAATTGCTGTCGCTAAAGCGCAAATGGAAGATCTTGCTAGAAAGATTGACGGAACAACAAATGAGACAGAAAAGTTAATTGAGTCGCTTACTGCTGAAGCCGATGCGCTTGGCAAAACTGAAGCGCAAGTAACACGCTTGTCCGAAGCGTACCTTAACGCTACCCCTGCGAATCAGGCAATAATTGATCAGCAACTAGAAAGAATTGCTAACTACGATGCTCTTGTCGAGGGCATAAAGGCCGAGCAAAAAGCTCTTGATGAGGCCGCCAAGGAAACCGAGAAGCGAAACAAAGAATTTCAGAAGGGAGAGGAAAGGCTTGCAGACTTTTTCTTCAAGGAGACTGAGAAGAAACAAAAGGCCGACAAGAAGCGTGTTGAGGATGAAAAGCAAAGAGAACAAGATTTAGCCTATTTCATCATGGACATGGAGCAGAAACGAGCAGATAGAAAAGCTCAGTTAGATATCTCAGTTCTTAATCAGGCTTCTAATGTTGCCGGAAGTATGGCAGACATGATCGCGCAAGCAAAGGGCAAGGAGTCTGCCTCATACAAGGCCGCATTTGCAGTTCAGCAAGCGATGGCTATTGCTAGCACAATAGTAAGCACAGAAACTGCAGCCGCCGCCGCGCTCTCGCCGGTTGTAGGGCTTGGTCCAGTGGCCGGTCTACCATATGCTGGAGTCATTAGGGCGTTAGGTTATGCTTCAGCGGGAATCATTGCCGGTCAGACATTGGCATCATTTGAAGGGGGCGGGTTAACAGGACCCGGCGCTAGATCAGGCGGCATGGATGGCAAGGGTGGTAGATTAGCTATGGTTCATCCAAATGAAAAGATTACAGATCTGCACAAAGGCGAAGGCGGGTCTAAGGTGGTGAATGTAAACTTCACAATCCAAGCGAATGACACAGAAGGATTTGATGCGCTATTAAGATCGCGTAGAGGTCAGATAGTGAATATAATTAACCAAGCGGTTAATAACAGAGGGAGGTCGTCACTAACATGAGTGGAACGTACCCATCGACACAGTCTTTTAGCGCGATTGGATTTACTAGCGTTTATTACAATCTTTCTAGCCAGAGCATTTCCGGAAGGACTCAGGTGCGTAATATTGGCGGGCAGAGATTCGAGTTTAGCGCAGAATATCCGCCGCTAACCAGGGCAGAGTTTGCGCCCATACAAGCATTTATCATGGCTCAAAGGGGAATGGCTGAGACATTTCAAATCGTCCTTCCCTCGATCAGCAGTAAATCGGGAAACGCAACCGGCACTGTCAGGGCAAATGGCGCGGAATCGATTGGAGCAACTTCTGTGACAATTGACGGGCTTACTGGAACATTAAAAGCCGGTGATGTAATTAAGTTTAACAGTCACAGTAAAGTTTACATGATTACTGCTGATAGGACCGGGTCCGGTTCGCTGTCTATACAGCCCGCATTGGTTTCGGCTGTAGCTGACGATGAGACTATAGCTTACGACAGCGTTCCATTTACTGTGCGTCTAAATAACGATGTTCAAGAATATAATGTCGGTCTATCTGATCTGGTGAGTTATGAAGTAGATTTTATTGAGGCTATATAATGACTAGATCTATCAACGCGCAAACGCTATCTGCGATATCTGGGGACAATTTTAATTTAGCCACATTAATACATTTTGATTTTTCTACAGATGTAAGAATCACTGATTGGGCTAGAAATATTACTGCGATTGGTAATACATGGACTAGTAGCGGTAATTTTCTTGATATTGACGCTGTTACCGAAACAGCCGAACTTCAGGTAAACAACTTAAATATTACATTGTCGGCAGTAGAGCAAACATACGTTTCTATTTTCTTAGGACAAAATTATCTTGATATCCCATGCAATATATACAGAGTTGTTCTAGACAACACAGACTCTGTTATCGGCGCTCCTATAAATATATTTACTGGATTGATTACAGGTTATTCGATAGAAGATTCTGGTGAATCAAGCAATATAACAGTCACTCTCGCCTCTCACTGGAAAGACTTTGAGAAGGAAAATGGGAGGCGCACAAATCATAATTCTCAGCAATTACATTTTGCAGGAGATGAAGGATTTGAGTTCGCCGCCAAGACTATCAAAGATTTGAAATGGGGTAGAAAATAATGGGCTTTTGGGTAGCAGCGGCGATATTTGCGGCTAGCACCGCAGTATCATATGTAATGACTCGCCAGGCCATGAAGAAGGCCAAGCAAGCCATGAAGGATATGGCGGGGGTATTAGTCAACAAAGAATCTAACATAGAGCCGATACCTGTCATATATGGGACCCGGCGCGTTGGTGGTGTCAGAGTATTTGTTTCTACAAAAGATGTTTCAGGCGGAGATGAAAACGAGTACTTGTATATTGCTTTGGTGCTTTGCGAAGGTGAAGTTAATTCTATATCTGACATCTATATAGATGATGTCCCTATCACCAACTCTAAATACAACGGTCTATATACCTACAACACTCACACGGGATCTGATAATCAAGCATATGATTCTCTGCTCACAGAAGCCAATGCGGGGTGGACAACGGCCCACAGGCTACGAGGCGTTGCGTACTTAGCAATACGCTTAAAGTGGGATGAAGATGTATTTATGGGAGTTCCTGACATTACGGCGCTAGTGCAAGGCAAGAAGGTATTTGATCCTCGCGATTCCACAACCGCTTATAGCGATAACCCCGCTCTATGCATTAGGGATTACCTAACAAATTCTCGATACGGGAAAGGACTGCCTACATCTGCAATAGATGACACTGCATTTAGTCAGGCCGCAAATGATTGCGATGAAAGTGTTACATTTTATTCTGGCGGATCGAGCGGCAAATTGTTTTCGTGTAACTTTGTTCTGCAAACTGACGAAACGATATTCGATAATCTTAAAACAATGTTGCAAGGGTGCAGGGGATTCCTACCATTCATGCAGGGTGTGTATAGTCTTAGAATAGACAAATCATCATCTAGTGTATTTGCTTTTAACACAGATAATATGATTGGCGGAATAGCAATAGAGGGAGAGAAAAAAGAAGACAAGTTTAATCGCGTCATAGCTAAGTTTGCTAATCCTGACGTTGATTATCAGCCTGATCAAGCAGTATGGCCTGATGCGGGGTCGAGTGAAGAAACTGCACTGCTAGCTGAAGATAACGGAACTTTGCTTGTAACTGAGTTAGACATGGAAACGGTTACAAATTATTACGTTGCTAGGGATTTAGCAAGGGTAATTCTTTCACGTTCCCGAAATGCGCTTAGAGTTGCGTTTGCGGCTACTAGTGAAGCTATGGAGCTTGCTGTTGGAGATGTAGTCACGATTACTCACGCAACCCCTGGATGGAATGCAAAGCCATTTCAAATAGAGGGGATTACTCTAAAGTATGATGGCACTTGTGAAGTTGCTGCCATTGAATATGACTCGTCAATTTACATATATGACACTTCTGCGGAAGAAAAATCATATCCTGACACCAACTTGCCTGACCCCTTCACTGTCACTGAGCCAACATCGTTAAATGTTACTGCTAGCACAAGTGTTGCGCTTGATGGGACTATCGTTCCGGCAATAAATATTTCATGGGTGGCAAGTAACGATTCATTTGTAAGCCGATATGATGTTCAGTGGTCTACTGATAACAGTACTTTTGAGTCAATAATTACGGATGATGTAAGGCACACTATTTCCCCCGCTCTTGCCGGAGCGACTTATTACGTCAGGGTTAGGGCTATCAGTGCAATAGGAGCCAGGAGTGATTTTATAACAGCCAATGGCGCGTCAGCGGGAGACACAACCGCGCCTGGAGTTGTTTCATCTCCTGCAGCGACAGGCGGTCAAGGTTCTGTTACGTTATCGTGGACTAACCCGTCAGATAAAGATTTTTCCTATGCGGAAATATACAGGTCAGGAACATCCGGCGGAACGTATACTGCAATTGCTAGCGTTTCAGGCGGGTATGGGGCGGAAGCATCTTTTGTAAATGGATCGCTTTCTGACTCGACTGCTTATTTTTATAAGATTAAATCAGTAGATTACAGTGGCAATAAATCTGCATTTACAAGTGCGGTTAGTGCAACAACAGATGCTCCTGCATCGCCCCCCAGGGCAGACAATGGCTATGTCTATTACACTGTTTCTAGTGCTAATGCGCCTAGCACTCCAAGCGCAACATCGTACAATTACAATACCGCATCATTCGGTGGCCTAAGTACCAACTGGCAAAAGAATCCACCAACCATTAACGGAGCAGATGGTAAATTTTGGGCGAGTAGTTTTACAATTACAGAAGCTACATTCGGAGGCGCACAGACAATCACGTTTTCTGCCCCATTTGCATCTACACAGTTTGACGGCTTGGTTACATTTACAACCTTAAACTCAGAATTGGCAAATGCCTCTAGCACTGAAATCACTACCATTAATGGCGGCTTGTTAAAAACTGGGACTATTGATGTATCTAATGTAAATATATCGGGAACTGCAAGCGCGGGGATAAATATTAAATCTGCCGCAAGCGGTTCAAGAATGGAAATAGCATCTGATGTTATTAAGATATATGACGGGTCAACATTGCGCGTTAAATTAGGAAATTTGTGATAGGTTATTTTTTATGGGGACTTCAACGTGCCAACAATAAATTTAACAGACAATACACGGGGCAAATATCACGCATCAGGGTATACCTACGAACACTCTGCTACTGAAAATGTAGGATTTTCCTGTACTGTAAATACAGGCTCTTTAGGGAATTGGCAAATTTCTACTGATGGCGCTTGGAATGGAATTGATAATTGCTCTGTTTCTGCAACTTCTGGATCAAACGGTAACACTATAACTATAACGCCAGATATTCATGCGTCAAGCTATGCAGTTTTCTTTCGAATTTTGAATACTCCACGAGCCGCATTGCTATGTGGCTCTATATCTAGAGCCTCTACACCTACCGCAACTCACGGATTAGAGGTTTACAACAGTTCTGGTGTTAAAATAATATCGCCAGATAGTTGGCTCACAAGGTTTGCCGCCTCTGGCACTGTCACTCAGACAATAAATGCAGGTGCTACTAGTTCAGCAATAAATGTTTCTGGAATGCAAAATAACAATTCTTGGGATGTATTAATTTCTCAAGTCAATCTATCTCTTACATCTGCGGTAGGTTACGTTGTATTAAATAATATAACAGTCAATAAATATTCGGGGTATTTTAAAATAACAAACAATAACAGTGCAGGAACTTCTTCAAGTATAAATAACGTAAATTACTTGGTGACGCGCGTATGAGTTACGGTATTGAAATTAAAAACACAAGCGGAGATATAATAATTGACGAAAAACACGCAAATTATTATCTCGAAACAACGTCACATCAGTCTGCGTCGCCATCATCAACATACCCGCCATCAGGAACGTCTAGCACTGACTTGATATTTGCACGTCCTGCTAACGGGGAAAATAAAACTGTATCGGTTCGATATTTAAATACTACATCAAATAATGTGAAATGGGCTGATGGTAGCAACCAATACCCTTCAAGCAAGAAAAACTTTGCGGGTGCGCCTACTTCCTATAAATATTACAGGGCAAAAAAATATTCAGATAGGTCAGTGCCTAGTGGTATGGGGTTGCAAGTGTTTGGTAGTAATGGAGATTTGTATTTTACAACTACAGACCCTAACTCAATTGAAATTGTTGCGGCTGGTAATAGTCAAGGATTCGGTCATGTTACATTTCCATCGACAAGTGGCGTATATACAAACCTTGGCGATTATTATTGCCTTATGAACACATCAGTTTATAACACGTTTTCTCAAGACGGCTTTGGGTTAGAATACAGCAATTTTTATACATACGAATGGACTACTTCAACATCAGGCAGGATTAAAGTTACTGGAGAATTTATTGAAGGAGAGGGTTCTGCTGACTACCATACCCCTGCAAGATTTGACTATATGATAATCAAGGTGTTGGGATAAGTGATATAATATGGCCGACTAAACCGGAGTAAATTATGATTTATCAATTAGTGCAGGGCGATCAAGCCCCGCAGATACAAGCCAAGCTAACGCGAGATGATGACGGTAGTGTTGTCAATTTTGCGGGTGGCTCTTGCGCTTTAAAGTTTAGAGCAAAAGGCGGCACAAGCGTATTGTTCACATTGGCGGCAACCGATGTAGGAAGTAACTTTGCTGAAGGGATCGCTATATTTTCGTTTTCTGGTACTCAGCTAAATTTAGATGAGGGTTACTATGAGGGTGAAATTGAAGTGACATATTCTAGCGGTGCTGTTGAAACCATTTTTGAAATTCTTGATTTCTACATTAGAGCCGACTTCTAGTGATTAAAAGTGTCATAGCATTTAAAAAGGCCATTGCGAAACTAGGCTTTAAAAAGGCTAGGGCTGATATTGCCTTTAAGAAAGCGATTGTTCAGATAAAGACGGGCAATTTCCTAATATTCCGATTTTTCTTTGATGCATTAGGTTTAAGTGACACTGAAGCAAAAAATGTTGGAAAGTCGTTATCTGATTCTCAAGGCATGACGGATAATACGTTTAATGCCACCAATAAGATAAAATCGGATAGTGTTTCATTAACTGAACAAACGCTTAATAATGTAAACAAGGCGAAACAAGATGGTGCGGCATTTTCTGATACGCACGTAAAAGCGTACGGGAAAAACAGCCAAGAAGCTATATCGCTTATCGATATACACAGTTTTGCAAGCACCAAAGGATTGGGTAATACATCGCAAACAACAGATGCCGTTGCATTAAGTCCCGCAAAATCTTTATCTGATCAATCAGCATTGACTGATAGCGAAAGCAAGGCTATCGCAAAAGCATTGTCTGAGAGTGCGGCTTTTGCTGACCAAATAGCAATATCGCAGGGTCATGTCAGATCATTCAGTAATTCAGCACTATGGTCAGACGATCACAGAATGGATTTTCACAAATTCATTTCTGAGGGGTTATTTGCTACGGATGACCTGGATGGTGAAGCGACAGCACAAGACGATCAAGAGATGTCATTTGTAAAAGTGCGTACTGATCTGGCGGTATTGTCAGACAACCTTGTGACTACACAAGGCAAGTCAAATAGTGATACAATCGGTTCAACTGATTCTGGTTCTCTGCGCGGCCAAGGTTATGCGGAGTTTGGGTATTTTTTAGAAGATTATGTCGGCTACAGCCGAACTTTTTAGAGGTGTCAAATGTTAAATGAAAACTTAAAACTGCGCGGGGATGTTGCTCTTGTCTTGAAAGACAAAAATGGCAATGTAAAAGAGAAGCGCGAAATCAATAATCTTGTTGTTTCTACAGGATTGACATTTATATGTTCACGCATGGCGGGTACTTCTGCTAACGTAATGTCGCATATGGCATTGGGTTCAGGCACTACTGCAGCCGCCGCAGGGCAAACTGATCTAGTATCTATTTTAGGTTCTAGAGAGGCGCTGGACAGCAGTACAGCGTCAAGCAACACCATTACCTACGTTTCGTCTTTCGAAGCAGGAGAAGGCACTGGAGCGGTCACAGAAGCGGGTATATTTAATGCTGCAACTAGTGGCGATATGCTTTGCCGCACAGTGTTCTCAGTGGTGAACAAGGAAGCTGACGATACTATGTCAGTTACCTGGACTATTACTTTAACTGCATCTTAATTTAGAAGGGGCTACCAATGTCTACGATTACTACAAGATCGGGCAAAGGATCGCCCCTAACAAATAATGAAGTCGATTCAAACTTCACGAACCTAAATACGGATAAGCTAGAGTCTGCTGATCTTGCGGGTTATGCGACTCTATCTGGTGCTACGTTTACAGGTGAAGTAGAAGCTACTGGATTTAATGGTGATCTTACTGGCGCGATTCTGTTTAAGGGTCAGGCGGGTGAGGCATTAACTAAAGGCGATCCAGTATATATCTCAGGTATCAGCGGCAATAAAACCGTAGTCAGTAAAGCCGATGCCAACGATGCCAACAAAATGCCTTGCTTTGGTATTGTCGATGCTACTGTGTCGGCTAATGCGGATTGTTCTGTCGTTACATTCGGAACATTGCAGGGGCTAGATACATCATCATTTAGCGAAGGTGATGAACTATTTGTCAGCGATACAGGAACACTGACTACAACTGCGCCTACTGGCGAATCGTCACAACTTCAAAAGATCGGTAAGGTTACGCGCTCTCACGCATCAACTGGTAGCATCAAGGTTATGGGTGCGGGTCGAACCAATGCTGTACCCAACCTTAATGATGGTCAATTCTTTTTAGGCAACGGATCAAATCAAGCAGTCAGCACTGCCTTTAGCACTAGCGTTACAAATATTGCTTTGCCTCTATCGGGTGGAGCATTGACAGGTGCGGTCACTACTAATTCTACTTTTGATGGTCGTGATGTTGCCACTGACGGAGCTAAACTAGACGGCATAGAAGCTTCAGCAGATGTAACAGACACAGCCAACGTCACAGCCGCAGGTGCTTTGATGGATAGCGAGTTGACTAGCGAGGCATCTGTTAAGGCACTTAACCAAGGTGTAGCTACTACTGATAGCCCTACCTTTGCAGGGGTTACATTAGCCACGGCAGACATCAACGCAGGTTCTATCGACGGCACAGCCATTGGCGCATCCTCTGCATCCACAGGCGCGTTTACTACGCTGACTGCTACTGGCCTGACTGTAGACACCGACACCCTCTACGTTGACTCAACAAACAATCGCGTGGGCATAGGTACTACCACAGTAAACGCAGACTTACACATAAACAAAAGTTCTGGAGCTAAACTTTGGATAACAGCTGAGGGAAGTAACCCTAGTGATGCAGGTTCTTTGCGCTTTTCAGAACTAAGCGACGGTAATAATTACTTTGAGTTTCAACACAATGGTAATGATAACAAGTTAAATCTCACTACAAGTAATGGAGATTTAGTTACTTTTGACAGGATTAATCAAAGAGTGGGCATAGGGGCTACATCGCCTGCTGAAAGTATACACACCGCAGGAAACATACGTTTAGGCGATTCTGCCCCTGCTGAACTATACACTAATTCCAGTGAATTACGTCTTGGTGTTGATAGGAATAACGATAACGGAACGTCTAATATTACTTTTTATGTAGACAATAGCGAAAAGATGCGCGTTGACTCCTCTGGTCGAGTGGGCATAGGGACTAGTTCTCCTAGTACGCCCCTTGATGTTGATGGTTCTGGTACAGGAATAGATTTAGCTAATTTTGGCGGTAGCGCACAAACCAATTTTTCTAAAGTAAATTTCAATACTGATGCTTTATCAAGCCAAGCGTACATTATCGCCTACGGCTCTGG